AATTATCAGAGGAATTGAAAGTGATTCACCAATTTTGGAAACTCTTCCCAAAGGACAAATAAGAACCTTATCGGTTTAACATAGAAAAATAATTCTAAAAATGATTAATTTATCTCTGGACAAATTTAATCTTAATAGGTTTTGGGAAAAAACTCCAACTCCTTTAAAATACATTCTAGTTTTTGTAATGTTTCTAACTGTATCCTATTTTTTAATTTCTAAAAATGTCGAGGATGCTAGCATTAAGGAACTTGACCAGATGAAAGTTGGTATAGAAGCTACTTATGCACTGATTGATAATTTTGAGAAATTTAAGGAAGATCAGATGGCTTACAATGAAGAGATCCTTAAATATATTCATGATTTACATGATTTAGTTCAAGAATTAAATGAGAATACTAATAGGAAATTAGATATAATTCTTAATTCGGGAAATAGCAATACTCAGGATATAATAGATAAACTTCTTCTCTTAAATGAATCCTTCGAAAAACTATCTAAGGTTTATCAGCAAAATATCGACGATACTGCCCCCACAAGTGAAAAAATAAAAAACCCCGGAGAGCCGTCAATTCAAATACGTAAATTAACGGATACCGCAGGAATAATTAAAAAATAAAGGATAAAATGGAAAAAAAAGCAAAATGGAGCTCCCCCCAATCAATCATTATTATAGCTATCATAGTTTTAGTAATGACTTATATTGCTGTTGACGCTTTTAAAACCAAACCTTATATTAAACAAGAGGTAGAAAATGTTAAAGTTCAATACAAGGAATTATCCAATTATTTGGATCAAAAAATTCCAGAAATTGATTCTGCCCTTAAGATTCAGGAAGTTAAAATCGTACAGCAAGGAGAAGATATTCAGGACCTTAAGAGCTCTATTGTCGATCTCGGAAAAAAGTAATTTAACTCAAGAAATTATACAAAGGTGCAACAAAACTTGTTGTGCCTTTTTTGGTATAAATACTATCTAAAACTATTTTTATTATGCCTCAACATGTGAAGAATAAAGATTTGAGAGAGGAATTAATCAAATCCAAGGAAAAAGATGAATTAACAAAAGAGGCCTTAGATATGTTTATCTTAATGGCTAATAAGTTCAGCACTAAATTTAAATATGTTTATCCAGAGGATAAAGAGGATTGTATCTCTTTTGCTGTCATGGATTGTTACATGTATTGGAGAGGATATAATCCTGATAAAAGTGCTAATGCTTTCGCCTATGTTACACAAATCATTAAAAATGGATTTGCAAAGGGGTGGAGAAAGCTTTACGGTAATATGCCCAAATCAAAGAAAGTAAGTGTTAGCCAGAATAAGATATATAGTTTATAATATGTCAAATTCTAATGTACCATTTTGTTTATATTACTACAAATTTAATAACGGGGAAACAATATATTGGAGATCATTCATCTCTAGTAATTGATGATAATTATTTGGGAAGTGGGGATTATTTAAAATTATCCATAAAAAAACATGGAAGAAAAAATTTTAAAAGAGAAATATTAGAATTTTTTCCAGAGAAAATTAAAGCTTTTGAGGCTCAATCCCGTTATATTCAAAAATATAATACTCTTTATCCTAATGGATATAATATTAGTCCCTTAGGTGGACATAATGTTAGGGGGTGTATGTCTAGGGAAACTATAGAAAAAATAAGCCGAAAAAATAAAAAACATCCTAATATTATTTTTGCAATGAAAAATAGAATTGTTTCCGATGAGACAAGGCAAAAAATGAGCAAATCTAAAAAAGGTAAAACCCCGTGGAATAAAAATGGTCACCATACGGAAGAGGCAAAACAAAAAATGAGCAAATCAAAAAAAGGGATGTATATTGGAGAAAAAAATCCGATGAGTGGAAAATCCCCTTTTGAAATTTGGGCTGCAAAATATGGGGCGGAGGAAGCAGAAAAAAGGAAAAAGAAATTCTATGAAAATAGAAAAAAGACTTTAATAAAATGCGAATTCTGTCAAAAGGAAATACCTTTAAATATTTATAATAGGTGTCACGGTAAAAAATGTAAAGATAATGGCTTTTAATGAATCATATAAACGCTGGCACACTCCAAAAAGAAACAATTTTAATGAAGATGGTTCTTTAAAAAAAGGGGAAAGCTATCAAGGTTACTATAAAATAACTAATAGGGACAAATATGTAGGAAACCCGGATCTTATTATTTTTCGTAGTTCCTGGGAATTTTCTTTTTGTAAATGGTGTGATTTTTCTCCTTCTATTGTTAGATGGGGATCTGAACCTGTAAGAATACCATATTATGATAAAGTTTCGAAATTAGCTAAATGTAAAGAATCGGGAATTGATCCAAATAATCCTAAAAACTGGGTCACTAAATTTTATACAACAGACTTTTGGATCCAGGTAAAAAAAGCAGATGGATCTATTGAGAAATGGTTTGTAGAAATTAAGCCAGGCGGGAAATTGCATAAACCTGTTCCCCCAGATAGAAATGCTCCTTTGGCTCAGATAAAAAGATATAATAGATTGGTGAGAGAATATCTCGTAAATGAAGAAAAATTCAAAGCTATCGAAGAATGGGCAAATAAAAATGGAACTAAATTTTACATTTTTACCGAGGCTGAACTATTGCATTTTGGAATTATAGGGGGTAGATTTGATATTAAAAAGGAAGATTTAATCTATGCTTCATCCGCGGGACGAAAATAAGGTCTTAAAAAATGTTAATAATATTGACGAACAAGCTTATTTTACCTTGTTCGAAAAATATATTATTATGAATCTTAAAGGCGAGAAAAAATTAATAGAAATAGATTCCACCGACCAGGAATCTGTTATTGCTACACGAAATGGAGGCTATCCAGTTCCGGGATTTATTTATACCTTTATCTACAGAGGACCAGATGCTATTGTTCAGTTAAAATCTGGTCAAGTAAAATATACAGATTTAGTTCCTCTTGTATTTTGCATGAATATCGATAGAGGAAGTTTTACAGGGATAAATTTAAATACCCTTCCCCCAGATGCAAGATTATCTTTCCTAGGGTCATTTTACGATACATTCTATGATTTTTTCAAAAATGTAGAGAATCTTACAGAAAATAACAAAGAAGCTTTTAATAAAAGATTTATCTCTCTTATTAAATCAGGGGGAGGACAATCTCTTTTAAAAGTTTTTAATAGGGAAAATGGAGCAAATTATAATTTTGGTTACAGAAAATATTTAATCGAAAAAGTCGATAGATTTAGAATGGTTGAATACAGCGAATGGAAATTTATTCCTTTTTATGAGCCTAAGGATGCTTTTAGAAAGCTTAATCAAGCAGATTTATATAAATTATACAATCAATCTAAATAAACGGATAAATAAATAAAGAAATAACTGAATAGCATATTATGGCTAAAAAATTAAATGAAGCCGGTTTTACGATGAGATCTTTGGACGGAAGACGTCTGGGCTTTGTCAAAAATATCCAAAAAAATATACGTAATCTCTCCTCTCTTGGAATGAGATGGGATGAAAAGGTTATTAAGCAATCAAAATCCATAGGTATTGCCGAGAGCCAGCTTGATTCCATGTATGGCCTATATTATCAGGGAAATTATGCAGGTACAGATTATGGACAAAAAGAATTTATTGCTTATTTTGATAAAGAATATCCTACAAGAAGAGATTTTCTTAGAAAATTTGCAATGAATGGAGAAATAGAAAACATTCTTGAAATTATCGCGGATGAATCAGTTATCTATGACGATAATAATTATTTTGCATATCCTAACACTGCTAATCTAAAGGGGGTTCTAAAACAAGATAAAGCTAAAGAAATCGTTGATGATTTAAATGAAGCTTTCAGAAAAATTTATTATGCTTTTAAATTTAACCAATCTCATGATGCTTGGCATTATTTTAAAAAATTCTTAATTGACGGATTTCTTTCCTTTGAAATTATTTATGACGGGGAAGGAGAAAATGATGCTAAAAATATTATCGCTCTCAAAGAAGTAGACCCAATATCTCTCGAACCCGAAGTTCGGATTGGAGAAGACGGTCACGAATATCGTGTCTGGATACAGTATAGAGGGGATTCAAGAAAGCAAAGGGAATTACTTGATGGTAACTTAATTTACATATCTTGGGCAAGGGGAAACTTCATTTCCAGATTATCATACGTTGAAAGATTAGTTCGTTCATTTAATATGATGAGAACCCTTGAAAATTCACGTATTATTTGGAACGTTTGGAATGCCCAAATGAGGGTTAAAATATTAGTTCCCATAGGAACTCAGTCGGATGCTAAAGCTCGTACGAGGCTTTCTGAATTGAGGGGTATG